GGGCGCGCGGTGTGGAAGTTGGGGTATTCCGCGGGATTCTCTCACGTTACCTGCTCCGGAAGGGTGTGCAGCGCCTCTTTATGGTCGACAACTGGCTGCCCGCCGATGAGCAGCCGGATCACTACCGCGAGACGCGGGACTATTGCGCCGGGCTGAGCCGGGATGAGGCCGCAGCCAACAGGGGGCAGGCGCTAGCTGTGGCTGGCACGCATAGCGGGCGGGCGGTTGTGATCGAGATGGCGTCCGTGGCGGCCGCCGAGAAGATCGGCGACAGGTCCATGGACTTCGTTTTTCTCGACGCCGACCACAGCTACGACGGGCTTATGGCTGACATCGCGGCGTGGTCGCCAAAGGTGAAGCCGGGCGGTTGGCTGTGCGGCCACGACTATCGAAATGCGATGGAGCAGTTCGATTTCAGCGGCGTCGATCGCGCCGTTGACGAGACTTTCGGCGATCGCGTCGAGGCGGACGACAACTTCACATGGTTCGTGAGGATGTGATGCCCTGGTTTCGGTTCACCGCCGACTACGATTTCAAGCCTCGAGCCGCCGTGACCATCGCCTACAGGGCCGGCAGCACCAAGCTCGTCTCTCGCGCTTGCGCGGCGCAGGCTGAGGCATTGGGGCGCGGCATCACGATAGAGAGGCCCGTCGATGGCAACAAAACCGGCTGGAGCGGGCGCGATGACGCGCCTGCTGTCGTGGCAGAAGCGGGTCGAGACGAACCCTGACGCTCCCTATGACTACGGCAACACGCAATCGGTGTGGACGGAACAGTTCCGCAGCACCGCGGCGCGCACGCCCATGCGGGGCGGTGAGAGCGTGATGGCGGCCCGGCTGCAGGGTACGCAGCCCTATGTGCTGCGGATCTACCAGAGCGCGGCGTCTCGCGCTGTGCGGACGGACTGGCGCGCCGTGGATGTGCGTAGCGGCCAGGTGCTGCAGGTGAAGGCGATTTCAGACCCGGACGACAAGGGCGCGTATTTCGACGTGCTGGTTGTCGAGGGGGCGGCGGGGTAGGTGGGTGGCGCGCGCCGTTCGGATCCTGAATCTGGCTAAGCTGGACAAGAAGTTGAAGCGACTGCCGGAGGCGGCAGTGATTGAAATTCGCGCCGCCATGGAAGCTAGCGCGAATGAAATCGTCGCGATGATGAAGCGGCTGGTCCCGGTTGGCGACTATGCGGGTGGCGGCGAACTGCGCGACAGCATCGGCTGGACATGGGGCAAGAAGCCAAAGTACGCGCAGGCCCTAGCGGTCGCGAAGTCCAAGCTCGGCGGCAAACTGACAATAACGATTTACGCTGGTAATTCTCGGGTAAGATACGCCCACCTCGTTGAGTTTGGCACCGCGCCGCACAAGATTGGCGACGGTCAGCATCCAGGCGCGAAAAAGCAGCCATACTTCTTCGTGTCGTGGCGAGCCCTTCGTAAGCCAGCAAAGTCGCGCATCAACAAGGCCGTCCGCACGTCGGCAAAGAAGGTTGCGGCCTCGAAACAGTGAGCGGGGTCGATGACCGACACAATCCTAGAGATTCAGGGCGCCGTGACGGCGCGTCTCAAGGCGGCTTCTGCTGTGACGGCGCTTGTCGGCCAGCGTGTTTATGACGCCGTGCCGCTCAATGCACCGCGGCCGTACATTTCGTTCGGCCCTAGCGACGCCTTGTCGGACGATGCCGACTGCATCGACGCGGACGAGATTACGTTGCAGATCGACTGTTGGTCGGAGGCGCCCGGCTTCGTGGAAGCGAGGCGCATGGCGGATGCCGTCCGGCTAGCACTCAAGGCTGACCTGTCAATTACCGACAATGCGCTGGTGCTTTTCGAGCACCGGCAAACCCGTGTGTTTCGCGACAGCGACGCCACGATAAGCCACGCCGCGGTGACGTTCACCGCAGTCGTGGAGCGGGCCGCCTAGGCCGATCAGGGCGCGTAGCGCAACCCCACAACATCCACCACCACAACCCGCCATTGCGCGGGTCTTTTCTATTTCTGGAGATACTCAACCATGGCGCAGCCTGTAACTGCCCGCTTCGGGCGCTTTCGCGTTCTCCTCGGCGACGGCGCGTCGCCGGAGGTCTTCGCGGCGCCGTGCGGCTTCACCTCGAAGTCGCTCAATCTGATCAAGAATCTGTCCGACGTCTCGATTCCGGACTGTGACGACCCGGACGCGCCGATTGCGCTTGGCCGCGATGTGCAGAACGTCGACTGGAATGTGGGCGGAGAGGGGGTTCTGGCCGCCGGCTCGGTCGAGACCTGGCTGGAGGCTTATGAGAGCACCGAATCCGTCTCGGTGAAGATCGAGATTCAGTTCTCCAGCGGCACCGTGACGTGGACCGGCAGGGCACACCTAGCCAACTTCGGCCTCGGAGCAGAGCAGGGCGGTCGCGTCACCGTTTCGGTCGATCTGCAGGGCGATGGCCCGCTGACCTCGGTGAGCACGATCGCCTGATGAGCCGCGACGCCCGCATTGAGCTCGACTGGGCGGACGGGACGCATTCGTTCCGTCTTGCCTGGGCGCAACTGGCCGAGCTCCAGGAGAAGACCGATGCCGGCCCTTACGTGGTGCTCCAGCGGCTAGCTGCGGGGGCGTGGCGGGTAGAAGACCTTAGCAACATCATTCGTCTCGGCCTCATTGGTGGCGGCATGACGCCGGCTGACGCGCTGAAAAAGGTGCGCGCCTACGTCGAAGAGCGTCCGCCTGCAGAGAGTGTGATTTTGGCGCAGGGCATCCTGATGGCCGGCCTTTATGGGGCGCCGGAGGAAGACCTGGGAAACGCGGAAGGGGCGAGCCCGGAGATCGCATCGACGATCTCCCCAACGGCAAGTTGAGGTTCGCCCAGATCTACGGCGCCGGTGCGGCGATGGGATTCACGCCCCAACAAGTCGGCGATATGTCGATGTGGCAGTTCATGGCCGCAGCCGATGGGTATGCCAAGGCTCACGGAGCCGAGGATAGCGAAAAGCCCAGCGACGAATTCCTAGATTGGGCGCTTGGGGATTAATAACCCGCGCGAGCCAGAAGCGACGACACCTCACTGAATAGTTCTGCGCTTGCCGCCGAGCCATTACTGGCAGATGAGCACCCAGACGGAATGCAGAATTCCTGTATTTCGAACGGGGGTGCGGCACTCTTAAACTTGCAAGTAAGCACAACCGATTGATCGGGCGCACTCGGCACGCTGTAGCGGATCTTCACCCGAGGCGGCGATAGGTCAGGGAATTCTTGAATAGCATCGGCGACAACCGTGTCGCGCACGGCCAGAGCCGCCGCCGCCTTTAAGCAGGCGTCGGCAATGCTGGGGCCGCCTGCCCATGCAGGCATTGCTGACGCAGCGACTGCGAATATAGGCACATAAACCTTCATGGCTACCGACCTCGAAACGCTTGTCGTCACGCTAAGCGCCAATCTCAAGACCTACGAAAATGCGATGAATCGCGCCTCCGGCATTATGAACCGGCAGGCGCGGGAAATCGAGCGCCGTGGCGCGACGATGCAGAAACGCCTTGATGGCATTGGTCGTGGCGCCGCGCAAGGATTAATCGCGCCGCTGTCCGGCATTGGCGCGGCGCTGGGCGTGCGCGAGATCGCCAGATACGCTGACGCCTGGACTTTGGCTGGCAACAAGATCAAGGCCGCCGCTACCGCATCGAATGTGCAGGTCAGATCCCTAAATGACCTGAAAGACGGCGCGAATGCAGCGAGGGCCGATTTTGAAAGTTATGTCGATCTATACGCCAAATTGATCCGCAACGCCTCTGGCGTCGCGAAATCAGAGCAGGAGATCGCCGCTGTCACTGAGACAGTGGCTAAGGCTTTCAAGGTTGGCGGCGCAGCTACATCTGAGCAAACCAATGCGATCCTGCAGCTTGGTCAGGCTCTTGGCTCCGGCGTGTTGCAGGGCGACGAGCTTAGGTCAATTCGCGAGAACGCTCCTGTTATAGCAAGGGCTATAGCGGCCGAGATGGGTGTTACAATCGCTCAGTTAAAGGATCTTGGCGCCGAAGGCAAGATCACATCTGAGGTGGTATTCCGCGCACTTCTTAGGGCCCAACAGGAAGTCGAACGTCAATTTCGTCAAACCAACGCCACCATTCGCGATGGCATAACGGCGGTAAACAACGAGTTCCTGGCCTATATCGGCAATGCCGATACGTCGGCCGGTGCGAGCCGTGGGCTTGCACAGGCGCTTCTGAGTCTAGCCGCCAACTTCAATGGCGTAGCCGACACTGCGGTTGCCTTCGCCACCGTCGTGGCGGGCGCCCTGACGGGCCGCGCCCTTGCGGGCATGGTGACGACGCTTGGCAGCGCGGTGGCCGCCCTCGGCGCGCTGCTAACGGCCCTCCGCACCGGCGCGCCAATTGCGGCGACGTTCACCGCGGCGCTT